ATGGATATCCCACGTATTTTTACTGTTAGCGAAAGCGAACACCGCATTCATAACCCCTTTACGCAAGAGAAGTACGCGACGCTGGGTCGCGTGTTACGCATGAAGCGAGGCACACGCATTCTCGATCTTGGCAGCGGCTCGGGAGAGATGCTTTGCACCTGGGCACGTGATTACGGTATCACCGGTACCGGCATCGACATGAGCCCGCTCTTCACCGCGCAGGCCACGCGGCGCGCAGAGGAACTCGGCGTCAGCGAACGCGTCCATTTCATTCATAACGACGCGGCTGGCTATGTCGCGAATGAAAAATGTGACGTGGCGGCCTGCGTTGGCGCAACCTGGATTGCGGGTGGCGTAGCCGGGACGATGGATCTGCTGGCAAAAAGCCTCAAGCCCGGGGGAATAATGCTCATTGGCGAACCGTACTGGCGTCAGGTACCCGCGACGGAGGAGACAGCCCAGGCGTGCGGCGTCTCGTCGATTGCAGACTTTCTCACTCTGCCCGGTCTGGTTGCGTCTTTCGATCAACAGGGCTATGACCTGGTTGAAATGGTGCTGGCAGACCAGGAAGGCTGGGACAGGTACGAAGCCGCAAAATGGATGACCATGCGTCGCTGGCTGGAGGAAAACCCAGAAGATGACTTCGCGCAGGAGGTTCGGGCGGAGCTGACGACAGCGCCTGAACGTCATGTGACGTACTCGCGGGAGTACTTTGGCTGGGGGGTGTTTGCGTTAATGGCGCGATAATATGGCGCTGGCGGTATAGCCTTGGGGGTATGCCGCCGTTCAACTTCTTACAGGTACAAAACTATGGGACGAAAACGTGCAGACATCAGCAACATTTGCTGCCATGATCTAAGAATGAGATTTACTGGAATGCAGGGTAACTATTTGACTTAGATGGTGCGATAATAGGAGTAAAACACAATAAATAACCATTTGTATTTATTGTGTTTTATTTTCACAAAAAAGGCAGATACCCGAATTGGTACCCGTTTTAATTTCGCTCCCGATTGAGGAACAAAACACGCTATTCCGTAGCCCTGTACCACGCTTGCCAACGATACTTATCCAGCCGTAACTGGCGCAGGCATTCCGCTGTTTCGATGTCTGCTTGCAGATCTTCGTCGCTGTCTGTTCCAGCTTTACTCGCTCCCTTGCACGGCTCCTGCATCAAATCCGCTGATGGAGTTGGCCGCGTCGAGGGCTCGCTGACGCAGCTGCACAGCGTGAGCGTCAAAATCGCACTTAACATGATTCGGGTCGTTAACATATTTCACCACGTCTCGGTAAATGGTCCGGTAAATCACTTTACCCTCTGCACTGGCCGCCGCCGCTTTCTGCTCGCCGATGGCGACGGCTTTCTCAGCTTTCTTCTGCTTCGCTTTTGCCTGGCTGTTAACGTGCTCGCTGTGCGCATACCACCCTTTGAGGTAACCTACATAAAAGGTACCGACAAAAAACGCCAGCAGAACGGCCAGCGCTAACAGCTTTGCTTTTATCGTCACTGGTCTATCCCCCAGCACGCTAACGCGCTTTCCTGATCCCGGCGCTCAACCTGACCATAGCAGCCATTCTTCTGGCCTTTGGTCAGTCTACAGTCACGGCCCCCGTCTTTGATCCACCAGCGGATCGCCTCACATGCACCTTTTCGGTCACCGGCATTCATTCGCTTATAGAACGTTGACGGGAAGCATTTGCCGGGTCCGATGTTGTACGGACAGAAGGATGCGATACCGGCTTTCTGCGGTTCGGTCAGAGGAACTTTGATATTGCGGTCAACCCACGCAAGAGCCTTATTGCGTTCGATGGCGTTTACCTGATCGCATTTAGCCTGCGTCAGCTTCATGCCCTGCACCACTGGCTTACCATCAACCATCGTGGCACCACGGCAAATCGTCCAGATTCCGCCACCATCTCTGTACGCGGTTAGGCTGTTTCCCTCTTTCTCGTTCAGGAACTGGTCAAGAATGACAGTTGCTGGTGCACCAGCGAGTACCAGCCCCAGAACAGCAGCACTGAGCTTAGTCTTGCTGGAAGCCATTGCCCCGCGCCTCCTTACGCCGATCATCCTTGATTTTGAAATACAGATTGGTCAGATAAGTCAGCAGACCAAAGAGAATACTGGCAAGAACACCGATTGCGGCCCACTGGCTGGGGCTAACTTTATCGAGTAGCTGCAGTAACCAGTAACCAAAGCTGCCAATAGATGTACCGTAGGACAGCCCCGCCGCTACGTCTGAAAGGTTATTCATCCTCACGCCTCACCCCCTGTGGGGAAAATCATAGTAGTGGGCTGAGGGTAAGCGGGCGAGTCGGTCGGAATCCCGACCATATGGTATTTGAGCAGTTACATGGAGTAAGTACCGTACTGCAAGTGATGATCAACCAAGTCTTAAGTGGTAAACTCCGCTAAACCTCAAACAAGCAAATTACTCATATGCTTAAGCTATTCTCTAAATATTTGACTGTTGGCGTGTTAAACACCGCCATTCACTGGTTTGTCTTCGCTATTGGCGTCTACATTTTCTCTGTTAATCAGGCCACAGCGAACTTTCTGGCTTTCGCTACCGCTGTGACATTCTCATTCTTTGCAAATGCCGCGTTTACCTTTAAATCAAAGCCTAAAGTGAAGGGGTATTTCCTCTTTGTCACCTTTATGGGGCTAATGAGCGTTCTTGTGGGAAAATTGTCTGACTATTATCAGATCGCACCTATCATTACCCTTGTTGAATTCTCGTTGATAAGCCTGATTTGCGGATTCTTTTATTCTAAACATATTGTCTTTAGGGAAGAAAAATGAAGATTTCTCTTGTCGTTCCAGTCTTCAATGAAGAGGACGCGATACCAATTTTTTACAAAACCGTCAGAGAGTTTGAAGACCTTCAGCAATACGAAGTAGAGATAGTATTCATCAATGACGGAAGCAAGGACGCAACGGAAGCGATCATAAACTCAATTGCGATATCAGACCCTCTCGTCAAGCCGCTATCATTCACGCGCAATTTCGGCAAAGAGCCTGCGCTATTCGCCGGGCTAGACCATGCAACCGGCGATGCGATTATACCGATTGACGTGGACCTGCAAGACCCTATCGAGGTAATTCCTCATCTTATCAATAAGTGGGTTGCCGGTGCGGATATGGTTCTGGCTAAAAGAACAGATCGCTCCACAGATGGCAGGCTTAAGCGCAAGACGGCTGAATGGTTCTATAAGCTGCATAACAAAATAAGCAATCCGCAGATTGAGGAAAACGTTGGCGATTTCCGCCTGATGTCTCGTGAAGTAGTGGAAAACATCAAGCTCATGCCTGAGCGCAACCTGTTCATGAAGGGTGTATTGAGTTGGGTAGGAGGAAGCACCGATGTCGTTGAGTATGCCCGGGCGGAAAGGGTTGCAGGCAACACGAAATTCAACGGATGGAAGCTGTGGAATCTTGCTCTTGAAGGGATTACCAGCTTCTCAACATTCCCGCTTCGTATATGGACATATATCGGCCTGTTAGTTGCTGGCTTAGCCTTTCTTTACGGGACATGGATGATCATTGACACCATTGCGTTTGGCAACCCAGTGCGTGGCTATCCGTCTCTTCTGGTATCTGTTCTTTTTCTCGGGGGCATCCAGCTTATTGGGATTGGGGTACTAGGTGAATATATTGGACGTATATACATAGAATCTAAGCAACGACCTAAATATTTAATAAAGGGTAAAAAATGACTAATAAATTTAACTTTTTTTGTTGGGCTTTTATTTTCACAATATTGTCAGTGGTATATTCACTAATTGCCAAAAATACACTCCCAAACTCTGATGTTATATCATCATTCAGAGAAGCAAGGGATATTTTAAACGGTAACATACTGTTAAGTGGATGGAAGCTATCTACGGTATCATTTTACTTTACAGAGATCATACCATATGCATTAGCAATAAAAATAATAGGATTTAACGAGCACCTTTACTATATTGTCCCAGGGATATTTATGGGGGTACTGGTAACAATTTCCTTGTATGTATCAAATCATAATAGAAATTTATCATTTTACGCAGTTCTTGCTACCTTTGCCATGCCAACATCGTTTTCATCGAGTATAATGTTAATTGCATGCATTCACATAGGTGCATACATACTAATCTTACTTTGTTTAGTTTTATTGGAGCAATATAGGTTAAAAGGGTCGTTAAAGCTATTATTGACATACATGATTATGTTATCAACTTTGTCTTTTAGTGATGACATTGCAAAATATGCATTTATTATCCCTGTTATACTTGTGTGCTTGTATAGAGTGGCACTTGGAATATATAAACAAGAAAACATAAACTATAGATATGTGGTATTGATAGCGTCAACTGCAGTATCAATTGCAGTTTCGAAATGCATATCTTTCTTTTTTTTACATTTTGGTGGATTTACCCTGCCAGGGATAACCACCCCGCATTTTGTTGATTTCTCTCAATTAACAAATAATATATCATTAACTATTCAGGGCACTTTTCATTTTTTTGGTGGATATGTATTTGGAATGGAAATAGGTGATAAGAGAACATTCTTTAGTTTAATTAAGGTAATATTCATATTTTCATTCATATATTTATCCACAAGGTGCATTCTTAAATTTAAGGACCTTGATTTCTTTTGTCAGGTATTGGTTGCGTCATCATTACTAATGTTTTTTGCTTATTTACTGAGCGACAGACCAACAAATCTCTTTTCTATCAGATACATTGTTCCTACGTTTGTATTTATGTCCATTGTCATTTCAAGAAGTGCCTTTGCCTTTTCTGCAAAAAGAAATATAGCGATTTCTTTAATCGTCATTTTGTTATCAATACCAAGTTTAGCAACATTAAGAAACACAGTAAACACTAACGATGTGACAATTGAACTAAGAAATTTTTTACATGAAAGCGGATATAAGAGGGGGTATGCCTCTTTTTGGTTTGCATCTTCGGTAGCCGGATTTAGCGATATTAACGTTGCGCCATATGAATTACGCAATAATCAATTTGTTCAATATAATGGGCTATCAAAATCAGAATGGTATAAAGCTGGAGCGGAGTTCTTAATTGCAGATGACGAAGACCAGATTGGCAATGCCATAAGACAGTTTGGAACTCCAAGTGAAAAACATAAGATTCAGGATAAAATAGTTCTCATATGGAAAGATGGGATCAGGGCTTTAAATTAGAAAGTGGTTTCGGATATTAAAAAACCACCCCCACAGGAGGTGGTTTAAGGATGACAATTAATTGCGCCACAGGATTGGCGCTTTCTGTTATGTATTGGTGCCATCTGCACGCTGCCATGTTTCTGTGGTAGCATTCCACCATACAGGAAGTCCTAGGTTGGTATCGTAATACTGCTGCCCTGCTTTTGGAGATGATGGCCTTTGCGATGTTCCACCACCGCTAACAATTACAGTATCGGGAACTCCTTGACATGCCAGAACCCTGTATTTACTTTGATCTCCGCCAATATTAACCTCGCTATTTCCATCAAAAACAGAAGACAACACCGCAATCCCTCCGCTAGTGTCCTCAATGTTAATACCTCGTTTTTGAGTTGGGCCGTCATTAGCAATTCCTCCCTCGCCAAAAAGACATCCAGCGAATGCAACATATTGCGTATCACCACCAATTCTAATCCCACCTTCTCCATTATTTGTAAACCTGGTGTTAGTGAATGATGATTTTTTACACGCATTCATGTATACACCGAAGTCTTTACTGTAATGGAATTCTGTATTTACACAGTTTACCGAGAAACAATCTTTAAGCGTTAGCCCATGCCCCTCAAAGGCACCCATATGGCCATTTACAATAAAAACAAAAAGGTTGCAATTGTTGAGTTCTGTAACGCCTTCAATTGTTACGTCAGTCAGTTCGCACGTTCCATGACTTGGCTTTGCCCAATCGTCATATCCCAATAACAGGCATGGAGTAGATGTCGGATTTGCGCAATAGGTATTTCGCATTTGAAATCCTACAGAGTTACGAACTTCAACACGGGAAGAGTAAGCAATAAAACTGTCTGAGATAACCAATGCGTCAGCCCAATCAACACCATTTGGTTGAGTCCTGTTTGAATAGAACATTGAACCTATTCCACGAATTTTCCTAAAGGTGACATATCTGTAGTCTATAAGCTCAAATGTTAATCGGTAGAATGTGCATCCGAATACCTCCATTTGCTGCTGTTGATGGCAACGTATGGCTATAGGGTACTCTCCATCTGAAGCTGATGGGCATGAAAAGGTGAGGTTTTCTATTCTCGCACCATTAATAATGTAAGTAGATGGCTGGTCAGGATCTCCAAAGTAGAACATCTCATCACCGGCAGAAACAGGTTGTATTTCTACACCGATATTTTCTCCAAAGAGCAATGGCTTTTTGATATATACATTTTTTACTTTGTAAATACAGCCAGAACCATTACCTGACACATCAGGGATAAACACTTTCTTACCGGTAGCTGAGGCTTTTTTAAAGGCTACTGAATCATCTGTTACGCCATCGCCTTTTGCGCCAAAGTCTAGCACACTAACGAAATCTCCAAGTTTATCTTCTACCGTTCTTGGCACACTGCCATCCACAGGATACTTATAACCAATGAGAGAGGATCCGGTAGGTTTTGCCAGCTCAATCAAAACATCTGAGGCAGACCCTGATTCTGGCAACACCGGAATAGGGTCACCTGAATTATTGAATGCCAGCAGTTTATTGCGACGCAGATCCAGCGAAGGCACTAACCCAACAGACGCCTCTGGAACGCGCAGCACCCGGGATAAAGATATGCTTTCTAAATACTTTTTAGTCACTGCGTCCTGCGCATTTACCGGATCTGCCAGTTTCTCAATACGATAATCCTCTGCATCAAAGGGACCACCGAACAGCGGGCGGCGAAGTGCCAGACCGAGATGTATACCGTAACGCTGTATCGCCATCCAGAGGCGGTCAAAATCCTTATTAACCGTGTCGGCCAGGAGGTCGCCGTTATCCTGATAATCGGTCAGCCTGTACGTTGGCACTACCCTCTCCAGCATCACAACCGATCCGCTGGCTGGCGGGGTGATAAAAATCACATCCCCGCCGCCGATATTCCCTACCCCGGAAACCGTGTACCCGCTAGTAATAACAGTGCCGTTAATTGTGACCTGAATATCACCGGAGTTGATGATATAGAACTCGAAGGGAAAAACGGTGGTCAGGCCGTTGGCGTTATAAATTATATATGGAGTCTGGTTCGGTACCGACATGATGCGAAACCTCTGGCAAGTTAGTAATCGACGTCGACCAGATGATCTCCGTCACTTAACTGCCAATCTTCGCGCGCATGCCCGGTCGGAATCCCGACCACTTTCCCGATGCGTACAGGGGTCTGACTTATTGCTCCCGCGCCAGAGTCTATAAAGTCGTCCGGCTGGTTGGTCAGCGCCGGGTTAAAGTCACGCATCTGGTCGTACACAGGGCCGTCGAGCACGTCAGTATGCGCCCACAGGAATCGCGAGGACAGCGGCGCTTCAAACGCATCAAGGATGCGTTTCTGCTTGTTGGTGATACTGAACTCTTCCCGGACGCCGCAGCCCGTCCCCTTGAGCGCCTGACGCAGTAATTTACCCGCGAAGCTGCCCGGGCCGTTTACTTCGACACAAACCACTGGGATCTGATATTTGAGCACCAGCTCTCTGATCTGCGCTACCTGTCCGCCGGTGATTTTGTCGTTATCGTCGAACTCTGCCAGCTCCCCGGTAAGCTCCTGGCAGATATGCCAGTACAAATGCCCCCTGGCATCCGTAAGCATCAGAGAGAATGCAGAGGCGTCAGCTTTAACCTTGCCAGTGGCCACGTCCCACCAGGCAACAGCACCAACGATTTGCACGTTACCCAGCCACAGCGAAGCCGTACGGTTCGCATAGCGAATTTGTGGATGAATGTTGTATTCCCGGATGCGGTCAGGGTCGAGGCGAACGTCTCCGACGGGTTTACTGTGCAGCTGATACTGGCTATCCCACTCGTTAATCGTGCGTGTTTCTTTACGGCGGTTCTCCATTTCTTCACGGGTGAACCGTTCAGGCCAGGCGCAGTCTGCATAAAAATCGATAACCGTGTCCGGTGCGTCCGCAAACTCAACGCCGTCGGCGGTCAGCTTATAATCCACGTTTTCGACCAACAGCCGCGCCGCCTTGTGGATGCCCGCAAAGACATATTCCGGCCGGAAAGATAACTCGTAGCGCAGCTGCGTTGCGTCTTTTGCCTCGATGCGTTTTTCTTTATCGAACAGCCGGATGGTAAGACAGTCAGCGCCCATAGACTCCACCTCATCGTAAAGGCTGTCATGCGTGTGTGGCGTACCAATGTAGAGTTTGCGCCCGCCGGGGATCAGGATGTGGGTTTGCTCTCCCAGGCGATAGCGCAGCTTTTCGCGTGCCTCCGGAGTCTGGATATTACGTGGTACCTCTACGTCGTCGTTCTGGCATTCGTTGGCGCGCGCTGAGGTTACGTTAGACAGGATGCCTTTTGCGTACATGCTGCCGTTACGTAAATCCAGCGCACCATTAACCCACCATTGCTCAACGGTTCCCTGCCCGTCAGGAAGCATGCCTTTGGTCAGCGGATGGTTACGCAGGACGTTCTGAGTGTCACGGCTGGTTTTATACGCGGTTCCGTCTGATTCAGACTGATGCAGAATGCGGTACTGGCGATCACAGTAATACCGCCAGGCGTTATAGACAGCGAGGATCGTTGATTTACCGAAACCACGGAAACAGCGAAGCACCGCGAGATTTCCGCGATGCTCCAGCCAGTGGCAGGCCTGATAGTGGCAGTCCGGAACGTCCCAGTTCATTCGCTCCGCCCACATTAAGAAGAAGGCGAGGAACGAAATCATTTTTTCCCTTTCTGCAGGCGCTCAATAATGGCGGCCGCCTCTCGCTCAGCTTTTGAAACCTGCTTGCCCAGCGCAAAGGCTTCATCATCCTGACCGGGATTATCGGATGGCGTACCGCCGCGCGTTTGCATGCCAATCAGGGAGTGAACCTTAATCAGCAGCGTCAGGGATGCGGCTGCGTTCTTCTTATCCCAGTAGCGATCGCCACGTTCATCCTTGGTCAGTTCGCTCGGTTTCTTTCCCGCCCCCGGCCAGTTTTCCGGATCGGCTTCTTCGAGCACCACATCGGTGAGTTTATCACTCAGTGCGGTAAGGCGTGTTTTGTAGTCCTGATGCATAAAAAAGCCCCGTAGTGAATACAGGGCTATAATGGGGCACTCCATAGGTCGGAATCCTGACCGATTACCGCATGCCAGGGTCAACCTGATTTATCAGTGGCGCAATCCAGAACAGATTATTACCCGGCAGCAGCGTACGCACGTTATGCAGCACCCGATCGCCAGCATCACCGTTGAGCACGCCGGCGGTCACATCAGTAATGGTATCGAGCAGGCCAAACGTCGGCCCCAGCGCAGAGCCGATAAAGCCACGGCTGGCATAACGTGACTGTGTGCCGGTACCGAGCAATGCGCCCAGCCCCACCATACCGCCGGATGCCTTTTCCGCCATATTGTTATATTCCATCAGCGGGCCGAGAATACCGGAGCGGTCAACACCTTCCAGCACCAGTTTATTCGGCGACCAGTCCACCTCCTTACCGTTTGCAGACTGCTTAAGCGCGTACGTCAGCGCACCGAGCCCAATCTGGAAAGCGGTACCGTAATAAAACTGACCGGTTCCCTCCTGCAGGCCGCCCAGCGTTGCACGGTTGTAGGACGCGGTAGCGAACGATTTAAACTGGAAGATAGTTTTACCCAGCGGCGTGCTGGCCCACAGTGGTGTATCGCCGATCCCCGGTGTGATAACGGTATTGTTAACGTCTTTGAGCACCGCCGACTGGAAGACACCAGCCACATGCTGATCGTCCCATTTTTCAAAATTGCCGATATGCCAGCCATTGATTACCTCACCGTGCTTTTCGAATTCGCTGCGGATACGCGCGGCCATATTGTCGTTAATGCCGAGCTTGGCAAGGCGGCGGCCAGCAAACGCGCCGGACAAAATGCCATCGGAGGTGATCATGCCGTTTACTGATTTGTTCATATCATCGAAGTGGCCCATCAGCGTGAGCTTACCGAACGCATCGGTGACGCGCTCCATTCCCGCTTCTACCGCTGTAGTGCGGGCGGAACTGTCTACTAGGTCACCCATCGTACGCGCACGGGTATGCAGGATAGTTTCCAGCCCGACGGCCATTTTTAACTGTTCGGCGCGGCTGGCCTTGAATGCCGGCGACCGGGTTATCAGCGCAGAGTAGCCGCGCATGGTATTGCCAAACCCGTTAACCATCACACCACGCGCGAGATCAGGAATAGCGGAAACGGTCATACCGCCCAGCTTGGTGACAAAGTTAGCGCTGCGAAGGAACGCACCGGCGCGTACGAAAAATGATGATGGATCGTCCGGCATGCCGTAGGTACCCGCCAGGCGGTCGCGCAGCGCTGTGATGTCGCGAATATCGTTATCGCGGGCTTTCGCCAGCTTCGCCTGGTCTTTGGGGTTCTGGCGCATCAGCGCATCGTATTCATCCTGAATATCCTTGAGCTGCTTTTCCAGCGATTTATTACCGAATGCGCGCGTCAGCTCAACCTCTGCTGACGCCTCGCGGATATGACGCTGCAGCACATAATTGGCGTCGCTCTCCAGATAATCTTTCATCAGGCGATCGGGAACACTGAGCGTACGCGACCGGGTGCTGCCAGCCGCTTTCACCATAAAGACGTTCGCAAAATCCTGCGGTATTTTTGCGCCGACAATTTTATTGATCGTGGCATCAGCCGTAATTTCAGCCTCTTCGCGAGACATGGTTTTCTCACCGCGAGACCACCAGTCGACCAGCATGTCGCGGAATTTATCGCGCTCGTTAACGATCTTGCCAACTTTGTACACGCGCGGGAAATAACTCTCCTGACCGATGGCTTTCAGTTCCTCGTCAGGCGGCAACAGGCCAAGCTTTTGCTGCGCCACTTTCACCCGGTTAACCACGGTGCGCATTGCCTGTGCCGCTTCCTGCACCACCGGATTAGCATGCACATCGCCGCTGCGCATGGCGTTGCCAACTTCCTCACGGAACTGTGAAAAGCTCAGGTCACCGCCAGCCGCTTTGTACTGGCTGTAGGCCTGTTTGTTCGTCACCACGACGGCAGCCTCTTCACGACGCCACCCGCGCACGCGGGTTTCTGCCGCGACGGGCGTCTCGATACCCCGGGCATTACCCTGCAGGGTGTAGTTATTCTCCGCCAGCTCCAGCGCCGTACGGCGGGAGGTTTTCGACGGTGACTCCATAAGACGGGTAAACGGCGTCAGATAACTGCCCGCCTTACGTGCCAGTTTACCGACCGGACCGCCAGCTGCCGGAGTGAGATCCTCGAGCGTTGCCTCACTGATTCTCGCCGCGCCGACGCTACCTCCTTCGGGGAGCGATGCAGCAGCGGTGTCCGTCGCTGACGTGATACTCATATTATCGAGCGCATCAGCCACTTCGCGCGTGGCAGCAGTGCGAACAGAGGGTGACAGCGCTGCGCCGGCTGCTGCAAATACACCGCTCATCAACGCACCGGCTGCCACGTGGGAAGCACTTTCGCCCCATGTGCGGGTGATCTGCTGGTTATTCAGGACAACCTCGCTCGCTGCTGTTGCAGCTGCACCGATTGCAGCCTGCGACGCGATACGGGCAACCGCGCCGCCCTGCGCACCGGGGATAAACATGGAAGCTACGGTGACAGGGTCTACCACTCCGGCTGCAATGCTGGCAAGGACACCTTCGCCGCCCGCCTCGGAAAGTACCCTGCGGTCCTCGTTTTCGTCGTCAATCTGTTGTTTCAGCCAGGCGGTCTCCTCCGGCGATCGGGAATCAGCAAACGCCGAGCCCCACTGTTCGTACCCGTGCAGCTCGGTTTTATCCGCATAAGGGTTATAACCCTCTACCGGCTCAAACTGTTTGGCCGGGCGGAACATTTCGCCAAGCAGGTTATTCTGACGAAATGCAGCGCCCCACACAGACGGCTCATCCTGCTGAGGTGCCGGGTTGGTACCTTCAGGCAAAGGCACATCAAATCCGGTAGGTGCAGCCAGGACATTACCCGCCGGAGTGAATCCGTTATTCAGTTCTTCAGGGGTGGCGTATACCGGCATTATTCAGTGCTCCACGAAAAGTAATTTTTAACCCTGTCCATGCGCTCGTTATGCAGGCGCTTGTACTGCTCATCGAGCGCACGGTGTTTATCTTTGAACCCACGAATATCCTGCCCGCGTTGCAGCTCATTGCGATCATGTTCTTCGCGCTCTTCCTGCATTTTTTTGTATGGCGCCCACTCTTCCAGTGACGGTTTCCAGCGCACCGGCCTGCCGTAAGAATCGTAGAACGGTTGTACCGCCTCGATACCATCCTTATCTTTTGTTCGCACCATGATGGCGTAATCGCCATTACGGGCCGTCAGCACATCAGGGGTAATTTCCAGATCACCGCCAATACGCGACTCCGGCGTTTTACTGGTGACAGGTGCCGCGTTACCGGAAGTGATCCCAAGCTGAGCCGGGCTGGTGGTGATCTCGCCCTTGCGCTCGCCGTACATCAGGTTTTCTTTTTCTTCTTTCCACTGCGCCGCCTGCCACCCCGATGGGCCGTAGTTATAGAGTGCCTCCGGCGCGTATTTCATAAGTTTTGCGTCGCCGTTAACCTCGCTGATACTCCAGGTGCGGGCGATCTGCTGGTTGGTCATTTTTTTGGCCGCATCTGCATTACCGCCGGTAGTGCGGTAATTGATGTCGTACAGCGACTGGTAATCGTTGCGGAACCGCGCAGCCTCCGGCGTCTGGTCGTCAGCGGAAGGATTTCCCCAGCTAAAGAAGCCCGACATGCTGCTCACCGCAGAATCCATCGCTTTGCCGCGGTCTTTTTTGTACTCCTTGGTACTCTGGGTTGAGGCCAGTTGCGTTTTGAGTGCATCGGTCTGGTTGTAGGTCAGATTCTGCGCCTGTTCGATAGCAGTTTCGGACGCCATGCCAGAATCGGTAAGCTGTTTAACGGTGAGATAAAATCCCTGCATATCCTTTGGCATGTCGCCAACAGACGCGGGATCCGTGTCATAGAGGCGATTAAATAACTCTGCTCCCTGACGGACAGCCTCAGGACTGCGCGCGCGGGATATCGCCGATAACTGGGTGGTTACCTGCGAAGGGATGATCCCGGTCTGGGCCACCTGCTGCACAATCCCGTCATGGGTGGTGGCGTCGTTAATCCGGAAGTTTTGCGCCGTTGGCGTGGCGTCGGCGGCTTTTTGCATTGATTTGTTGGTAGGGTCAAGTTTCTCGCCCATAGACAGCGCTTCGTTAAAACGACGGGTATCACGCTGCGCCTGTATCGCTTCATTGCTTTTCTGCACCAGCGCGCCAAGTTTTCCATATGCATCGAGTTTCAGCGCATAATCAGGGTCGTTTGCCTGCGGCTTTAACTTCGCAATTTCCGCCTGCTGCTGTTCCGGGGAAACGTACTGGATCGCCTGGAAGGTTTTGGCATTATCAAGCGCAATCTCCATGGCGCGAACCTTCTGGGCCCCCTGCTCTCCATAGGCCCGCATAATTGTGCCGGAATTCAGCATTGCGTCAGGTACCTCCCCATTCTGTAACTGCGCAAGACTGTTGTTATAAATAGGGTCAACCTGATCACGCAGCGCTTTACGCTGCTCATCAATCTGCGATTGGGCCATGTTGTCGATTTTGTAAACAGAGACGGGATCGAGACCGGTTTTGTTTTTACGGTAGCGGGCCAGCCATCCGCGAGTTTCAGAGGGCAGCTTGCTGATAAACTCAGACTCAGAAATTTCACCCTTGCGCGGGTCGCCCACTTTGTCGATCAGTTTGTCAACGTTACCCATACCCCAGTTATAAGCGGCTGTAGTGGATCGGTAATTCAG